TCATTTGTTTTAAATACACATACTACGGTTTTAATTATGGGGATATTTGATGTTAAATAAAAATATGCTCCATTTGAAATCCCTTCAATTGCTGGGTTTCCATTAATAAGAGATGAAACAAACAGCGGATCATTTACTGGTATTGCATCATTTCCGTTTCCACTTTGATCTTGCCAAGCTGTTACAATATCTCCATCAAGAGTTACATCAGAACCAGCATCAAGCCATAATTCAAGGCCGTTAATGTCGTTTGGAGGAATAGGAGTTACTGCCGCAGGTTGTATATATGGAGCAACAAACAAATTTGAAAACTGCGGGAAAAAGGGCATATCAACCCGCCTTTAATACATAGTTAGTTCCAGTTACGGTTGAAATAATCGAAACAATTCCCTGCGGGACACTTGTTTCCCAAGCAAAGCCTTGCCCTGCCGAAAAATAAACGCTGTTGAGGGTTGTGGCGGTAGCTCCAATATTTAGAAACATTTGGCCTGTGGTTACTTGCGCCAAAAGATAGGATCGGGTAGTTGCGCTAATAGCAGTTACGGCATTTCCAGCGGTTGTGATTGTTCCAGAGTAATCAGTCCATGTTGGTCGTGGAAGAGATGAAATTGTGACAGTTGTTGATGGAACATTTGCGGTAACTGTTCCAAAAACGCCTAAAGATTGTGATGCCCCAGCAATATTTACGCTAAAAGCCCCATATCCATCAGCTTGGTCAATAAAAGTTTGTGCAAGGCTTATTTGCTGAATACTAGAAAGATTTGCCGTAACCGATCCAGCTATGGTCTGGCTGGCAGGGAAGTTTGAAATGGTTACGGTTGATGCCGGGAGAGATGCAATACTTACTGGTTGAGTTTGCTGATAAAACGCTCCGCTAACGCTAACCGTTCCATTGATATTTGCCGTTACAGTTCCAGAAATTATTTGCGTGGAAGGAAAATTTGAAACTGTTACGGTGGAGGCAGGTAGGCTCGTTATTGTAACTCCGTGAGTTGGGACAGAGTTCAAGCTTACGGGCTGAGTAGATTGCCAAAAGGTTCCAGACACGGGAATCGTGCCATTGATGTTCGCAGTTACCGTTCCAGCTATATTTGGCAAAGAGCTAACTGTTACGGTTGTAGAGACAAGCGTTACGCCATGAGTAGGAACAGAGGCAAGGCTTACTGGTTGAGTTGCGGGAAAGTTTAAAACAGAAATGCTTCCAGTAACGGCCCCAAAGGTGGTTGATTGACTCTGCGGAAAATTGCTTACACTTACAACGCTTCCGCTTACTGCACTTGTAATATTAGAGATTGCTGTTGAGCCAAGGGATACAACCGTGTGGGCTGGAGTATGCTCACCGCCAGAAAGAATAGTGGAAAGCGTTGTTGCCGATTGATTGCCGTCTAAAATTGGAAGAGCCATTTTCTAGTCCTTGTTTGTTAAATTGCCCCAACATATTGGGAGTTGCGATAATCGGAGAAATCTAGTGATGCAATATAGACACCGCCGCCAGCCGGGGTAGCCAATATATTAAGCGTCATCCCTCTTTGCCATGCCCTTTTGTCGTTTCTTCTTGATGGAGATTGAGACATAATCCTTGCCATGTAACAGGTTCCAGCATTTAGTTCTGCCTGTATCTTGGATTGCAGGGTTGGAGTTTCCTCATAAAAAGCCTCAAAAATCTGGCAATATTTTGAATCAAAATCCTCTTGGCTTATCTTAGCCGCAGTATCGCTATAATTCACGGCAACGCTCAAATCGTAAACACCCGTGTAATTCCCAAGGAGTTGATCGTTTGTCGATGCGGATATTGTTAGATAGGGGAAAAGCCTCTTTCCGGTTCTGTTGGTAGTGTATATATTTATATCGGAAACGCCAGCCAAAAGCCCAGCAACGGCATCCTCGATTATATATTGGCAAGTTTGGCTCATTGCTTGGCCGTTGCGTTTATGTCTAGTGTTATCTGCTTTGCCCAAGTCCTATTGGTGGCAATAATTTGTGGGTTTTCGCTTGATACCTTCGCCACATAAACCGAAATGCTAGTAACATTTGTCATATAAGAAGCTAGGTCTGGATCACGATAAAGCTCCGCAACTATGCTTTGAAATTTTTGGTCAAAGGCTTGTCTGCTTATTGAATCTGCCCTGGCGGTATAGGTAAGAGTTGCCGGAACATTAAAAATACCCGTGAATGTCCCCAAAAGCTCAGACCCTATCTGGGCTTGGGCGACTAGGCTTGGGAGCGTTCTTGGCAATCCTCGCTCACTTGTGTAGGCATTAACGCCAGTTATGCCGGACACGGCATTTAATAGCCCCCTTTCCACCTCCCTTTCTATTGAGGCCATGGGATTAGGTGGTTATGTCGGCAAGTTCGATTGTGTATGAGATGCCGTCTGGTGATAGGCTAAATCCAGCAATCATCCTTTCGTTGCCATTTAGCGTAACCAGGGAGCCTATTGATGGGGACGAAATTACCCCGGCGCAAACAACGAGACTCTGGGTGATCCGAAAAACCTCTCCTCCAACATCTAGCTCCGAGGAGGTAGCTAAGTCTGTGACAGAGGCGGATACAGCATTTGTGGCAAGCCCTGTCACGCTTGTCCAAAGATCATTTATGACATAGGACAAATCGTTGCCGAAATAGGAAGTGGAAATGGCCCCGCCCACAAAACCACTCCCTATGTCAATCTACTCTTACAAGACCATCAAATTCAAAGATATTGTCGGTTTCCCATTCATCCTTAACACCCCAAAATCTTGTTTGCTTTCCCTTCCTAACGGCTGAAGCTATGCAGACTGGGGCAGAATTGATGGCCCAAAATTCCTCTGCATCCCTAATGGCTTTTGCCATCTGCTCGACACTAGGTGCAGTATATGTCTTTAATCCTTGAATTTGAAATTCTGGAGGGCAAAGAATAACAATGTTCTCCCTGCCAAGTTCCTTGGCCGCTTCTTGAATTATTTGAATCGGGTTTCTTGGGTATCCTTGCGAAATTCCAAAGGGAGCGATAAGGTGATATTTGTCCGGCAATCCATCCGCCCTCTCTTGCCCAAGCTTGTCTAGGACAATGTTGGTTTTGTCTGCGTCTTTGATCCTTGGGTCTGAATAGACAAAATCAGTCCAAGTTTTTTTGCTCTTTCTATAATCCACATATTTGTTGGGCCATACTTCAAGATCAATCGTTTCGGCATCAACCCATATTTGATCGGTTGGTTTGGTATAGGATACCATTTCGAAAACCCCCCAATATTGGTTGAGGCAATCGAAGTGAACCGTATGCCCTTGGTCTGCCAAATGTTTACAGGCGGGAAGGCATCGAATAATATCCCCAAGCCTTTGCCTATATTTTATTACCTTAGTTTGCATCATCCACCACGCTCCTGTCTTGCACATGGGCAAAATATTTATTTAGGCGAATGGGGCCATGCGTTTGCTGTAATTCTTCCCAAGATTTTAGAAGCCCGGTATAGCCATAAAAATCCTCCTTAAACGCAACATTGCCTCTTGTGCAATATGCGTAATGATCGAAAACAAGTCCCATTTCTTCCGTAATTCCCCTCGGGATTCTGATGGGCTGATGGTTTAAGATGGGCGGTTCATGGCTGGTAAAATGAATACCCTCTCCCCATTTCCACGCCCGATACCATTCATAGGGATAGCACCCAAGCCCAGACCTAGATACAACAATCTTTTTGCCTATATAGTAATTGCAAAAGAATTGAGCGGCCACGCCAGGGGTTCTATCCTTTAAAAGATCATAAACTGCTGTCATCTGCTCTGGAGTCCAAAATTCGTCTGCGTCTTGCTCCATAACCACGCCACAATCCACTCCCTCAAGAGCCTTGTTTACCATCTCTATCTTTCCATTGAAGGGCTTGTTTTGATAATATGCCGTTACCCTATCATGGCTTATGCTTCGCAGGTATTCGTGGGTTCCGTCTATGGAGCTAAATTCTTTGTGCCATTTGTCGGGAACTTGCTTGCACCACCTTGTGCAGTTTATCGGATTGCTAACACCCTCAACAATTCTCCATTGCCAAGGAATTTTTAGCTTGTTGAAAATCCCAAGCTTTTGGGAAATATATGGCTCTCCATTCAATACGATTGTAAAAATAGTCAGCATTTTGATACGCCAACCCTGTCCGCCCATTCATTAAAATTCTGTATATTTTCAGATCCAAAAGAATCTGAGCCAATGCTTGTTTGGCTTCTTTCGTGGGGAATATGAGCAAGGCAAAATAACTCCGCATATCTGCCAAATTTTTGCGCCGCCCTTGTTATCCACCAATCTATATGAGAACCCCCAACCCACATTTTAGGGGAATCAGACAAATGCCTATCATAAAAATCCTTTTTTATTAAATACCCATCTACGCCTCCGCATTTTTCTCCGCCTCCCAACTCTATCCTCCTCAAGCCTATTACATCGCATGGATATTGAATAATCAATAAATTGGGAGGTAGTAAAAGCTGGCAATCTGAATTAATCCATCCAAACCAATCCTTCCCAATATTTCCTGTGCATTCAGCTTTTCTTGCCATTAAAAGCATTTCATCAAATCTTGGCCTTGGCTCACCGGGAATAAGCATAAGCGTAACCTCTGGGAATCTCGATATTGCAGAAAGAAAAAGCCCTTGAGCAATCTCTGCCCTTTCGCCAGGATGGTTTAAATACGCTGAGATAATCTTCATTTCTTAAGCCATAAAACTGAAATATTGGGATGCTTGCCAAGAATCGCCCTTTCCACAAGATCAAACTTAAGTCCTCCGGCCCATTCCAAAAATGGTTTTTCTATATGGGGGCCGTGAATTTCAATGCAGATTTCCTCCACAAACTTAAGTCTATCAATTCCACAAAAAAGAATTTCTGCTCCCTCGATGTCGCTCTTGACTATCTGCGGCCTTGAGTCCTCTATATATTTCAATATTTTTTCTGATGAATTTATGAAGTCGCAAATAAAATTAAAATTTGTAAATTCTTTTCTAAAATCCTCTATGTCTTTCGAAAATGAATCAACCCCAAGATAATTTGATGGTTTTTGCCCTATGAAATATTGCGGTGTTCCGAGTTTATTTTCTCTGGTTTTTTCATCATCCGTATCATTGTAGGCGCATCCAAGATCGAGAATTGACCTATCACAGCAATCAACCATCGCCCAATGTTCCTCCGGCCTTTCGCTTTGAATGATTTTTACCATGGATAATTTCCATTGCTCTTTTTAAGAGTTTTTTTCTTTCCTTTTTTGTAAATTTTTGCGGTCTGCTTGATGGCCTTAACGATTGCGTATTTGATGACTTCATCCTTGTCTTTTGCAAGAAGTTCCATTCCAATTTTAAAAAGTTCTTTTTTGGCCTTTTCATCACATTCAAAATCCAGCAAAACATACTTGGTTTTATCGGGGCGACATTTGCCAATCTTGATTATACCAAGCCTCTTGGTATTTTCATTTAGCCCTTCCAGCCTAATTCCAAGAGGCGGCTTTTCTTTTCTCATAAATGGCTTTGCCCTTTTCATAAAATTCTGGCTTATTGTGATTCTTGATTAAATCATCTGGGTTGCCGCCTGTAAATAAAGGATTTTCATGCTTGAATTGAA